AGCGTTAATGTAGTTAATAACAGCCTCTTGTATTAAGGCTTCCTCATTCTTCATGACTCAAAATTAGTCTATTAACTTAATCTAAATCAACATCTTGTTAACATACTTATTCACATAGCATTAAGCGCTATATCTTTGGCCTAAGAATTTGCTTTTGGTTTAGCAATGATTATTGATTATCTGAGATAGGCTTGCAAACGTGCAGGCCTATTTTAGTTTATACCCTGTAGGGATAGAAAACATAGGGAGTACTCCCTAATTGCCCCTTTAGGGTATAATTTTTAGAAAAATTCATGCAGGTAATTCGGCTGTGCTCCGAATTGATGTAGATTATTTTACACTTTTAAGTACGATAAAATGTGCTAAATCACACTTTACGTTAGATAAACGCATACTTGGTATAATTCCTATTAAGCTCAAAGAAAGCTCTCATCATTATAGCATCTGCTATATCGGGAGATATCCCACCGGTGCGCTGGCTAATAGTATCTTTAGATGTAACGCGAAGCTTTCCCTCCTTATCAGGATCTACCCTCCTGACTAACTCAAGCTCTTTTACTATATCTTCCTGCCATTTGATAGGTAAGGTAATCTCATTCTTATCTATTAGCTCACCAAGTCTGAAATAACAATCTGCTTTTAAATTCATGTATTGCGTTCCTCGCACTGCTTTACTACCATTCATAAATTCGCGGCAGCGTAGGCTATCAACGAGGCCTCCCCCCACACCATCAGCATCGGCAAGTACATTGCTTAATCTAATGCTGTGAGTGTTCATTAATCTTTGTATCTCCGCCTTAACTTCATCTTGGCGCTTTTGCCTAAGCACTACTATATCAATACAGCTTAATCCTTTCCACACACAAAGCACAGTTCTATCCTTACCAAGCCGCGCAATGTCGGCAGTGATGTATCCATCTCCTACATTCATAGGCTCACGAAAGCAGCGCATAAGCTCATCATACATGTATAATCTATCTGAGCTGTTATCAAATTCCCAGTCTCCTTCTAAGAGTCTCTTCCTATCTGCTTCGGGTAATCGGGTAAGGCTTGTAACATAACTGTCAGGTAGGTACAAATTGTCCCCAGGTAGCGCCTGCACAAATGCTCTATGCTCAGGCAGATTCTGATTCTTGTAGGGTAAGTAAAATTGATTGTATATCCACCCCTTTGAAGGATTGCACGTGAGTAATATCTTAGGCTTAAGCCCGAACTCGTTAAGCTTATATCTTATACGTGAGCTAACAATAGAATAAGCCTTCTCAGTTATCTCAGTAGCTTCATCTATAAATACATCAGTGACTTCTAACCCTCCTAAGTCAGTCATCATAGGATCTGATGGATAAAGAAACAAATCGGCTAAGATTATTTCTGAGCCATTGCTGAACTTAATGATGTGGCTCTGCTGATTATAGATGAAATCTTCGCCTGCTTTCAGCCCTATCTCGTTAGCCACCTGAAAGAAAGTAGCCATTGTAGTCTTTTTAAGCGTATCTAACTTAGCTCGGCCAATCAATGAGCGTGTACCTGGATACTTTAAACGCCTAAGAATCTGCCACATGCAGCCGAGCATAGTCTTTCCACCGCCTGCAGCTCCTCCATAGAGGATAGTTTCAACGTCACTGTCTACTGATAAGAATTTTAAAGCTTCTGATTGCCTTGTAAGAGGCTTGAAATTGTATTCTATTTGTCGCGCCATTGTACAAAATTAGGTACAATGAAGTGAGTATCAATATCTTTTGTAATTCTTTCTAAATTTAACTCCATCAAATATGCGCCCAATGGCTTAGGTGGTCTCATGCGCTCAACGTGAAAGCCCATGTACCCCTCATCATATTCTTCTTTGTAGCTTGCTGTTCTGATGTGGTGCACATATCTCATATTAACTCTATAACCACCTTTAGTACTATAGCTTAATTCCTCTACCATATCAGCGTGATGGTAAAGCTCATGAACGTGACCACTCCAAATACAATCAGCACCATCTATCATAACACCCATGCGGTTATTTTGGATTACTCCCTTCGTAACTACTCCACCACCACCTGATCCATGGTAGTATTTTGTTTTAAATACAAATGAGCTACTATTGTTTCTTTTTACACGATGTACCCACCATCCACCATAGCCACCTACTAAAACATTCGTGCCTGCTTCTCTATTCAAGCCACTAATAAATCTTTCTATTAAGTCAGTCTCACAGTTCTTTATTATTGCAGTTTCATGATTTCCATATCCCACGAATACCATCAGGTGAGCGTATGGCTTAAACCAATCTATTGCAGTGTTCACTAAAGCATCTAAGTAGTTAGCTACGTTATGCTCCGGCAAGATATCATTCTTACTGCGCCTTGGATCGTACTTACCTTGCATTGCGCAGAACAAATCACCATTAACAGCGAAGTAGATGTTTTCTTCTAAGCACTTATCTAAATGAGCCTTAAGCAGCTTTCTATCACAGTGAGGATTGTCCCAGTGCACATCTGACATCATGAGGAACTTATCCCCACTCTTGCACGTTGTGATTATTATATTTCTACCCTCGCGAGATGATGTAATCATTAGTTATAATATTAGATTTAAGCTCCTGAAAATGCTTTTTAAATTCGTTGTAAGGCACATCTATTACTATTCCGTTATCAATGCCCTGCATTAGTGCTATTGTGCGCTGCCCTACGTAGTAAGTGCCATCTGATCTGAACTCTACTTCAGCTTGAATGCCTACACACTTTCTTGCATCAAACATAAAAGGCACGTTATCGGCATAGGTAGCTTCTAAGCCGATATCCTCGGTATAGTTCCACTGAATAATATAAGTGCTGCATAACTCAGGTAGCAGCTTTGCATTTAAATCTACTACTTCCTTTTTCTTCTTCTTAAATAGATTCATACGCTAAAATTAATAAAAAAGCCCAGCGTTATGCTGAGCTCTCTTATTGTTAGTGGAAGAAATGACTAAAATAAACTAAGTTGATTCTGAACTACAGGGCTTAGCTCATCTTCTAACATTTCAATAATAGCCTTATACCGATTCTTATAATCATTATCAGTTACTTGCTTAAGTAGCAATTTAACACCTTCAATATAAGCCTCATCTTTAGTATTAAAGACAGTGTATTGAGCATGATATATTAAAGGCTGTGACCATCCCTGGTCTTGACCTTTAAACGCAATGGAATAACTCCACATCTCATTCTGAACAATGGCTACATTAACCTGCGCTTCATAATTTTTAAGGCATTTGAATGTTTTTAAGATAGGATTCTCACAAACTCCATGCTCATTGTAAACAAATTTAATCATCTTCACCTCCTACAGTTAGCTGTTTAGCAGTCTCATAACTGCCTCGGTTGTCCAATGGAATAAATCCACTGCCGTTACCATGTACTACCTTCATGAAATCGACTTCTACTTTAGCACTGTTCACAATTACTTGTGCTACATCTGCTATAGTCTTAGCTTTATCCATCTCAATATCCCCATCTTTAAGCGCTTCTATCACTTCAAATAGGTGATTTCTTAAATCTTCAATCTTGTTGCGTGCCATTTTCAATTTGTTTTTTTAGTTTTTTAAGTGTTTTCATTGCAAATCTTAGATCCGCAGGATATCTTACTATGCTATTCCTGCGCATTACATCAGCATAAGAAAGGCATTCAAGATTAGTCAGCTCATAATTTAGCTGATTGTTATCTTTAAATACTATTTTATGCTTTGCCGGAACTGGGCCGTTAGCCTCTTCCCATACTAAAACATGTACTGCTCTCCAAGTTTTAGGATTTGCTACCTTGCGCTCTAAATATCCATCCTTAGTAATGCGCTCACTGCCTACAGGTTTATAGTTGTGAGGCTTGTTACCTTTCTTAAACATTGTTGCAGCGCACTTATTGTAAGTAGATGCAGAGACTTTCTTACCCTTGTTGGCAGGCTCATGACCTTTAGCGTAACGGTGTAGCTTGGAATTTTCTTTTAGCTTAACAGAAGTCTTAGCCATTACTCTCTCATGATGGAGCTTGCTCTTTTTTATGTCGAGAGAATAAGCCTTGCCATAAACTCCGCTAACAGTTCTATTTAAAGCCTTGGCTACATCTTCAGTAAAGTTATCAGCGTAATGATTAACCAGGTATTCTATTTCTTCTACGGTCCAATCTTTAGGCATTTTCAAATACTTTAGTTAATCTTTGTATTTCCTCTTGGCATTTGCTTATTTCATCTACAATAATACTGAGATATTTTTCAGCGTTAATATGAATAATGTCTATTGAATCTCCATTGGATTTAGGAATATACATTTCAGGCTTATATTTCTTAGCTCTTTCAAGGCTTATAATCTTACCTCTAAGGTCATCTATCTCTTCATGGATTTGCAATAACTCTTTAAACTTTTCTTTTGTCATGATTTCTCTTTGTTAAGTTGTTTAATAATGTCAATGTAAACTATTCTGCTGAGCTCTATCTTTTGCAGAGCATCGAATTCAGCCTGCGCAGATTCACCTAAGATAACTTTGTTACTTGCCTTGAATTTAGCCTCTACTTTCTGCTTAGCAATATCTTCAAATCTTGCCCATACTTCGGGCAGCCATTGAGATTTCTTATAGATACCCTTGCGGAAGAGGCGCTGGCAGTTATAAGGTGCAGATATTTCTACCCATGTTTCTTTACCATTGATATAGCGCTCAGCATCTTCATGTAAAGCTGTAATAGGATCAGTAGGCTCTACATGTTTAGACTGTGCTTCAGGTAAGATAAGCGCTTTATTCAGCTCTCGCCATACTTTGCTCTTATATTCCTCATAGCGCTTAAGCACATCGGCCATAAAGCTTATGCTGAATAAGTTAAATGCTTCTACTCTTTCAAAGTCTTTACCTATTGCATTGTATAAGAATGCATTTTGCCAATCCTTAATAGTTGTACTCCGATACGTATTTTGTGTAAGTTGCTGTAATAGAGTTACTTCAATGTCTGAAGGTAAAGCCTTAATAGAATTTATCACAGCAGCCTGCGCTATAAGCTCTCTAAACTCCTGCTCAGATAATGAGTGCAGCTTAGGTGAGCTAATGCATTCAGCTATAGCTCTCTCTTCAGCGCTTAGTGAACGACTGAAGCTCTGAAGTACTGATGCGGCCAATTCTTTGCTCATCTTCTTTAGATTTAGATTCGTTAATATTTCTTGCTTTCCATTGATCGCAAGCTGCTCGCCAGCTCTTCATGGAATTTCTGCCTACCTTCCATCCATTAGACTCATAAAATGTATAAAAGCGCTTAGCTAATACTACATCTTGCGTATAGTCTATGATGTCGGCAAGTGATGGAGGAGTGAATTTGGTAGAGGCTGCACGCTTTGTTTCAAGCGCTCGCACTCTTTCTTCAAGCGCTTCAATGCGCTTCAATAGAATGGTAGTCATTTGGTTTAAGATTATTAATTATTCAACAAATATAGAAGAAATCTCTTCCACCATGGCAGTGCTACTGCTTTTTTTATTGGCTGAGTCTTAGGCATATTTACTAAGCCAAGCATATCAGTATCAGGTTTCGATGCCTGAATATCACTGTAGTATTTATTCTTAGCTTCAATAAATTGCTTGAATTTATCTTGTCTTAAATGCTTGACTGCCTCCCATTTATGAGCACCTACCTTCTTAATAATACCTACCTCTCTCATAAGCTGAAGGTACTGCTTACCCATTCGCTCATGCTTCAGGGCAGCACTTGGTGTCATGCCAGCATTGACTAAAACACACACGCTCTTTACGCGCTCTATTGTTACCTTACCGGTATCGTACGTTAAACTTAATTGCTTCATGGTTTAGTAATTTGATTATTGAGTTAATTTATAAAACACTTTGTTAAGATGCTCATTATCAAGATGACTTAGCATCTGCTCTACTTTACTCCTGTAAATGCTATCCGTTTGAATCATGTTATCTACGTGCTCAATAGCGTGCAGAATGGTAGCGTGATGTCTAACGAATATAGCACCGATATTATGCAGGCTCATG